AACAAACCGTTCATCGTGAAAAACGATGTCGATACCGATATTTTCGTAAAAAACCCATCCATAATAATATTCGGTTTCCGTTCCATGAAAAAAAAGAAATATTCACTGGACGAACCGGTCTGCGCTAAATGTTTTATTTGGGGTAATGTAATCACTAGATTCATCGTATAGGTAATGTATACATACCAAATACGTTTATGTAGATTTTTACATATTCATATTTATACGCGGAAATGAACCATTGCGGCGATACAACACTTTTCCAAATGGAGTTGTTCCTTTTCGCAAATCGTGCTCTTCGTCTCCAGTGGTCGGGACAGGAACACCCGTATCGAAATATTGGACATTGACTACGCGAATATTCAATGCGTCAGTTGGCATATCCGATAGAATCGCACGATTATCTGCATCGAGTTTTATGTTTCGGATATTTTGTATCCCTTCACGCGTGTAACTCATATAACGGATATATTCGTGTTTGTTTACGGTACGTGTAACTCCCGAAGAAAGAGAAATGAAATTGGTTAGTTTTTTATCCAAATAAAAATCACAGAAAATACTTCGGTCGACATGGATTTTACTTCGGACAGCGCGTTGATATAATGTATTGTCTTCAAATCCCCATGCCCAGAAATTAGGGTATCCATTGATTCGTTCGAAATCAGCACCAGTGATCGATACAATACCTCCTAAAGTGTACGTGAAACCGCAAAAGTGTTTGATCATTCCATGTCGGGTTCTGTAGTCGATGTAATTTTTATGTTCGGGCATCGTATCTACATCATTAAAAACGAGAGTCATGTGTAGATAATCTTTTGGATATTTTGTTTTCACATATAAAAATCCAATGTTTTTGATTGCTCCACGGTTGAAAATACGGGTATCATCTTGATGAATAATATAAAATTCATAATCCTCTTTAGGAACATCTTCTAATAATGTGGTCATATGTTTTATAAAAACACGCAAATGAGATTCACGGTTTCGATATGGAATAATAAACACCATTTTCGGAATGGTTGGTACGATTGGTGTCTCTTCAACGGTCGGTGTATCGACAATCGGCGTTTTTGGTATTGTTTCTTCGTTTAATTCGAGAGTATCGGTTATATGTGTTTCATTTGGTTCTTCAGGGAGACTCTCCACAATCGGGAGTTCTTCGGTTGGGAGTTCTTCGGTTGGGAGTTCTTCGGTTGGGCTCTCATCACTGGATGACACCATTTCTTCACTTAAAACGGGTTCACTTGGTCTCTCGATAATAGTAGGTGACTCTACGTTCGCCCCATAAATCTTGACAGACTTCTTTTTGTTTGCTTTTTTCGAGCGTTTTGTAGTTACAGCGTCGGACGGTGTGTTTACAATAGAGTCTTCCATAATAATACTGTAGTAATATAAAAAAAATATAAAATCAGAACTTGCGAAAAAATCCGGAGAACACCGTTCGTAGGATTTCTAGCTATTTACGGAGTCTTCTAGACGTAGTAAATTGTATATTCTTGTATAAAAATATAAAAATATAGAAAATGAACATACATATAGGAATACAATCGTATTCGTACGCCGTAGCAATTCACATTTGTTCTAAATCTATGGATACTCCCGCCAAACCTCGTTGGCAATGGTATCACACCAAAAAAAGAAAACGTATACGTGAATATTTTCGAAAACATATTCACCCATATTTTTCTTGTATTTCATCACAAACAGATGTTGTTCCATATTTTATGTCGCCAGAGACCGCGAACAATTCCACACAATCTATACACAATATACTTACCGAACGAGAAATCGAACAAATCATGGAAAATTGTTCCAATTTCAACACCGATTATTTGCCCTCTACCCTGATTATACGCCCCCAGATAACAAACACGATGGAATCAACTGCGTTTTAATGGCGTCCATTTTTTTATAACATTTGTTTATCGTCACTTCACTCACACCACACACGCGTTTGATTTCCGGTTTCGAAATGTTTAAATTACAATTCTGAGATATAAAATAAATAATTCCCGCCGCAATCGAATGAGGCGTATTGTCAGTAATGGTATTGTTTGTCTCTAGACGATTCGAGACGAATTTCGCCAACATCGTCATATCATTCGACATATTGAGTTTGCTACAATACCGTTCAATAAACGCACTCGGTGTCGTGGAACACAACTCGGATTGACCCGATGAATCCAACTTTCGTTCGATGTTGTTGAGAATATTCACCGCCATCGAGCACCCATTTGTTGCGCTCGTTTTGTCGAGTTTGAAGATTTCCGCGATTTCGTGGGACGTCCTGGGACAGCCATTTAGACGACACGAAATATAAATCGACGCCGCCTTGATACCATCCCGGTTGAGTCCGCGAAATATTTTTTGTTCCGAAATATCCTTGTGTACAATCATCGCTTCGTCGATGAAAATCTTCGGTATTCCTGCGTTTTGTGCCATAATCGTAATAAACTGGAACTCGTCATACAACGATTTCTCCCGATGCGGCATCGATTGCCATTCGGTCCATTTGCGAATCTTTTTCATCTCATACGAACATTTAGGGGTGCATAACACTTTACATCCATACGACGATTCTACCAACAACGGATTGATCGGATTACCACATCGGGTAGGGTCGTTGGCGTTTTTATCGTCGGCACCGAAATATCTCCATTCGGGGGAATAATCGAGAGTATTGGTGTATATGACGCCACACGTTGGATTCGTACACGTAGGGAATCCGTCTTCCATTAGAATCAAAGTTGTACTACACAAACCACACAAATCGTTGTCTGGTTGTGGTTGTTGGTATATACACTCAATCGGTGTTCCGGCACTATTTTGTTCGGGAGTTTCCGTATCGAAAATCTCCCATAATTTGGCTTTGTTTACTTTTATCAATGGCGTTTTCTTTTTTTTGGTTTTTTGAAGAGTAGATGTATTTTTCATTGGCATTTGAATCGATTCGGTATTCATTGTGTTGGATATTTCGTGGAATGGTTCATAAATCATTTGTATATAACGTAGTTTGTATTTATATTGGTTTCGTTGTTGTTTTATGGTTCGTATCGATATACGTCTACGGTTTCAATTTTGTGCGCAGAACTTGCAACGTTGCTGCGTATTTTATATCAAAAGGAGTTTGTAAACCATATATCGTTTGAATATGTAAAAAAAATGTGGATATATAGTAATATTGTGGTGTAGTTTATGGATAAAATAGGATTTGCCGGTCTTAACGAAAAACTCAAAGAAACTGCATCAAACGCTACCAAAAACTTACAGGAAAAGGCGATGAATAAATTGGTGTCTACTCTCGAATCCGCTGAAAATTTCGATTTAAACGAGTATATTTCGAGTTTAACTAGTGGTCCAGAGATGCGAAATGTGAATGTGAACAAGAATTCGGATATATTAGGAAACAAACTTCGGGCAAAATTCAAACAATATATGGAAGATAATGGTCTGTCAAAAGTGATTGACGAGGCTTTAACTGGATTCCAAAGTTATTTCGATAAAGAAATCAAAATCGATAATCACTCTGTTAAGAATTCATCGCTTGCCTACATGAAACAATGTGTTGGCGGAGCAATTCAAGAAATTCTCATTACATTTGTTACATTGTCCGTGAATACAAAAGAACATAAATTCAAAACAGATTTGTTTCGCAAAGTATTGGCAAAAATCCCCAAAGAATTTTCGTATAAAACCGACCACCACCGATACATGAAAAAGAAAATTTCCGAAAACGAATCGGATGAGCCATCCAAATATTATAAAACGTTGATGGAAAATATCGGGCAAAAAATGGTGAATATATTGAAAACATACAGAGGAGGTGTCAGCGGAGGTGCCCGTGGTATACAACAATTGGGAGGGTCACCTGACGATGACGATACTCCCGATATGGATTGTTTTATAAATAATCGTTCGGCACAAATTATTCGTGAGTTTTTCGAATACAACGTTTCATCGAAAGACATTATGGAAAGTATTTCCACCGAAATAATAATCATGCTGTTTACGATTTATAATGATCAAGACATTCGTGAAAAAATATGCCGCACATTCATTGACCCAAAAGTGGATACACTCATTCAATACGCAGTCGATGATATTATTGAGTTGTTTTGTACAAAACACAAGGGTGATGTGGTAGACACAAATGAAGTTCATCTTGACTTTGCCACCGGTGGTGGAGGGGATGACACGATTCAATTGCCATTGGAAACATTGTATGTTTTATTAGATGACCCATATATTCAACGTATTATACGGAATGCCGGTTATAGTATTGCCAATGATGCCAAGAAATTATCTGTTGCGTTTTTACCCAAAAAAACAAAAAAACAACCCGAAAATCAAACAGAAAAACAAACAAAAGAAGCCGAAGAACTTTTCAACAATATAGTATCCACATTACAAAATCCCAAATTTTCAACGAAACCCGCAAAGAAAAGTAGATTGGATAGAATCATAGATTGGCTTTCACCCAAAGAACCAGTTGGGTCTACCAAAAAGCAAACTGGCGGGGATGAAAAAATCCATATTGGACCATCCGATTATAATATCGTATTAATCATTTCTACCATTGTCAGCGAAACGATGGAAGATATAAGCAAACGATTAGGTGAAAGTTTAAACAAAACGGAGATTCAAGATATTATTGTTGCGTTTTTTACTGATGAAGAAAATCAAAAGAATTTTATAACCGATGCCCAAATGGACGATGTGTATAATACCTTATACAAGTGTTTATTCGAAACATTCACCGATACTTTTCGATTACATGTGTTTTATATGAATAATATGTATACCAAGACTCTCGAAATTGATGATCCGAAGATATTTGATAAAGATGATAACAATATTGCGCGGGAACAATATGTCCAATCCAATGATCCGGAATGGATAATAAATGCTGTGGGAAAATTAGTAGATGAAGCAGCCTATAAAAACGAGGGGCCGGTTTTAATTAAAGCCCCCGAAAACCCAAACCGGAGTGATTCTAGAGATAAAGTTGAAAACTCAATTCCAGTGGAAAATACTGATAATAAACCACCGACTAGTATGACAAGCAATGCTGAAAAGAAACCGCAATTTAATATAGCATACCAACAAGAACCTGACAAAAAAAATCTCGGGCAATGGGTTCCGTCAAATCACCCACAAATCAATAGTATTATTAGTAAAATAATGTTGAGCCATTTCATCTCTGCGTTCAAAGACAAGAAAACCCATGAAAAAATAGAACCAATTACCACCGAGATTATCGAAGGGAAAATGGCCAGTATATCCAATAATAATTATAAAACCCAGCACCCCCCATTCTCGTTATTATTACGAAACTGTTTTCAAAAACCAAAAGAACAAAAGGAAATATTATTCGAAAATCCCGATACAAATGTCATACAATTACTAAAAAAAGTGTTGCGGAAATCCTTATTGGGATTTGACAATATACCATCGAGTGATGATATAATACTACCCAACCAAAAAGAGTGTATACGTTTTGCGGTGTTTTGTTATCTGAGTGATTATTTGTATACTGGCAGTCAAACCAACAAGGTGAACCGTACATGGAATCTTGGTGCGTTACATTTTCAATCCAACTATTCTATGGTGTACAAAACACATAATACAATATTGTCGGATGTGTTTATTCACGTATTTCAAGAAGGAAAATCGGATAAAACCGTTACAAAATATCTCACAGAATACTCTACAAATTTGGTGAATTCGAATAATATTAGCGCATCGGGGGCAAAACTAAGTAAATCCATGGTAAGTAATACCGGTAAAGAAATCACGAGATTGGCAAATGAAACGATATCCGTTATGCCTGTATCAATACAAAAATTAATTTCGAAAAAAGAATCATCCTCCAATCCGACTATTTTACAAGCCGAGTTTGTTATCCCCCCATCTGTACCCACCTCAACTGTAACTCCACCATCTGGAACGACCCCATCTGTAACTCCCCCATCTGATGAAATCCCGTTCACTGAAAAACCCATAACTTCACGCGAACCCTCCGGGGGAAAATCTACTAAACGCCGTCATAGTCCACATACGAAGAATACGACACGCAAACGCAAGAACCAAACAAAAACATGATTCGAGAGTATTTCTTTACAATTTACGTGAATGACACTTTTTTCTCGATTTTATCGAAAAAGTCCTTGTTATATACTAAATTGCCCGTAGGCTTATACGACTGAATTGGAGTGTACTGTTTTTGTTCTTTTTGCTGAGGATTCTGTTTATCGTTGAGTAATCGCGCGTTAGGGTCGTTACTATGGCCCACGTTGTCGCGTTTATCCATACGGTCGACCACATTCCCTTTTTCGTCCAATACAATGCCCGTTTTTTTCTTGACTTCCGTGCGAGTATATGCCGGAACCCAATTGTCCCACGAAATAAAGAGAGTATTTGGATAAATGAATTTCAAAAAGAATCCATTTTCTTCTAATTTGGTAATCACATACGCAATACAATCCGATTTGTCGTATACCGGTTCGCCAAAAATGAACTCGGGAATCGTGAACCAAATGTATTTCTCACTCCGTTTGGTTCTACCGGTAATTGTGATTCTGCGATGTATTCGGTTGAGGATTTTATTGAAAATCGAGAGTTGTTTTAAATCGCGTCGTTGGTCTTTTTCGTAGAGTTCATCTATATTCACTTTTCGAACGTTGTCGTCGTCTTCTACATACAAGATACAGGACATTCTGATTCGGATTCGGATTCGTATATGCTATACTACTAAAGTTTTTACCCCGATTATTACATAACTAACAAAACAAATAAAGAATATACAATATGAATTGTATATTTTTTATCCATGAACGCGATACAGTTTTTTGCCAATATTTCTAAACACATACCGTTTTTATCGAAACCGGAAACATCGATGTCCCAAGATACCATTGGGTCTATTTTGCATGAAACATCGGATGGATCCGAAATGGAACCCGGTGCAACATCCGAATCAGCAACAGCATATCATATATCACCGGATACGGTATCGGACACAAACACGGCAGTCGACGCAGTCTCATATTTCGAAAAGAAACCATGTCCCACCACAATAAGACACATTGTTATTGCGGGTGGCGGGGATTATGGGCTGTCATTCTATAGGGCTCTCCGCGATAGTCATCACGCCGGATTCTGGAATATACAAAATATCGAAACGATATATGCAACTTCCATCGGCTCACTGTTCACTGTATGGATGTGTCTATTATCAAAGTTGAGTTTCGATATTTACGACGATTTTATATTAAACCGCCCATGGGATAAAGTATTCGATTTCCATATTCATAAATTATTACAACTCATTAAAGAAAAAGGCATTTTCGGTAAAAAAGTGGTGGAAACGGTTATTGCGCCAGTATTTCATTCTCTCGATATTCCGTTGGATATTACGGTGAAAGACTTTTATGAATTCACCAACATCGAAATGCATTTAATCGCGACGAATCTGACTACATTCGAAATGGCGGATATTTCCTATAAAACACATCCTGAATGGACGGTTCTCGATGCCCTATATTCTTCTATGGGATTACCCGTTTTGTTTAGTCCGCATATAATAGACGGCAAAATATATGCTGACGGAGCGTTTACCAATAATTATCCAGTGAATCTCTGTATTCAAAACGGCGCGAACCCTGACGAAATACTGGGATTGCTTCGGACAAATCCAATAGAAAACAAAGAGGAGGTAGTGTTGAATACATTGATTGATTATGTTTATTTCATTATGGGGACATTACTAGCGAGAGTGGCTACGCCACCGGTTCGAATCAAAAACCAAATCGAATTTCTGGTGAATGACGCGTTTGT